GCTAAAACAAACGACAAAGCTATTAAAGTTAATCCTATTATTATCATAGTAGTTGGCTCAGAGCCTTGTATAATAGGAAGTATTTTTACAGTAGATCCAGAGTTTAAAATTTTACTATTTAATAAATGAGGAGGCATAATTTTGTCATCTATATAAACAACAAAATGCGTCATTGTTTTTTCTAAATCCTTATAAAATTTTGTTATTCTATTTGTATTAGCTTCTATAGCTTCAAAAACTTCCAAAACAGAATTCACATTTAAATTCCATGAATTTCCTAAAGTTTTTCCCAAAACTCCTTCTAAAATTATGTTTATCATATATTTTTATAATAAAACTCATCATTATTTACACTATATAAAAGCATAGGCAAATAAAAATATTTTTGATTTTCCAAGTCCCATTCAGAAAAACCCTTTTCTTTAACATTTTTTGGATGACTATGAAAAACTATGCATTCATCAGAATAGTCGCTTTCTTTTGGAGATATAAGAAAAAAGCTTTTAGGATTCGGATGTACATTCACCATTTTTTTAAAATAATAAGCATTATCTTTTTTTACTAAAAAACCACACACTTCTTCATCAGAAGAAATGCTTTCTTTTTTTAAATTCTCTAAAAGATTTTTATCAAGATCCTGGTAATTTATAATCATAACTTAAAGTTGCAGGAAACGAACCAAAAGGAATATTAGATGTATTATTAAATCTTAAAGAACAACCGTTCAAATTTCTAGAACACTTATCTTCCTTCCATATATTTGTATAATCCATAGGATGTTTACCTATCACCCCTTCATTACTCAAACAAACAAAAAAACGAGAAGGCAATATAGAATTTTTCTGAATCGCTGTTTCATTAAAATCAAAATCAATTTCTTCATCTATTTTTACAAAGTCTCCCTGAGCATATATTGTATTGCTATTATAATCTCCCTTATAAGTTAAACTAGTTAAACCATAAGATTCAAAATTAGAATAAATATTATCTGGATATTTTAAAAATAATTTATTATTTTCATCAGCAATAGTAACTCCCAAATTACCTTCTTGACTATAAGCTGATTGATTAAAAATTGTTGAACCTTTAATTGTTTCGACGTTCTCAAAATAATTAGCCACTTCTATATCATACTTAGTGGATAAATACGAAAAAACAGATTTTATTGCAGAATCATTTAATATTTTATTAAAAATAATTACTTCATAAATAACAATATCACTAGATTCATTAGCAATTTTATTAAAACCTAACTTCAAAGCATCCAAATCTAAACTTCCAGTTCTTGAAAATAAAGTTGTACCATTTTTATAAAAGATTTTATTTCCACCAGATTGATTTGAATAAGCGTATATTTTAGGAGATAAATCAAAATAACCCCAAATTTTTTTATCGTTAGCAAAACTTGCTGAAGGAAAAACTACGTCTGAATAACCTCCATGATAACCAAGTAAAAAATTTTTATTAGTTACTCCATTTTCAGAAGATAAACCTCTAGCTATATATCCACCATTTGGCGCACTATTTCTAGCTGTATCAAATCTTTTATTAGTAGTTTCAGAAACATAAAAAATGGTCAAGTCATTACCAGATCCAAAAAATAAAGAATCAATTAATAACGAATCTTCAGCTAAAAAGAACACTCCTTCTTGATTATTTAATCTTCCTGAATTTGTAAACCTTTTTATATTAGATGTCGGAGTTATAGTTTTAGCAGTTCCACTAGTATTTATAATAGTTGAACTGTCTTGCCAAGCTGTTAGTTTTTGAAATAAATATTTTTTTCCAGAAGACGCTGCCACCTCAGTAGTAGAACCATACGTTTTTCCAGTTGTATTGTTTAACCACAATGATAAATTTGTAGCAGATAAAGCGTTAGAAGATTCGCTTATTACAGAAGCTAAAGTATCAAATTTTGTTATTTTGACTGGTATTGTTGGGCCATCATAATTAGATAATTTTCCATAGTTACATCCATATCCTCTATATTGCCACTGACAAATATCATTATAAACTTTTCTTGATGGAACTGTTTGACCATCTAAATCTAAAATATTAGCTAATTGAAATTCTACTTTGTCTTTATTTTCAGAGTTCTTTTTTTGAATAACAAACGTATCAACTGATATAAATGATGAAAAAGACGAAGCTCCTAAAGTATTTTTATTAGATCCTCCAAAATTAACGTCATCTAGATCTTTTGTTAATATTTTTTTTCTATAAAAACGCTTACCTATAAGATCTTTTCTATCTTTTATTAAATTACTTATGTAATTATTTATATTTGCAATAGATAAAGTAGGTCTATTTTGCTTGGCTTCTGAAGAGTATTCTAAATTTGATATCTCACATGGAATAAAAAGATACTCTTTTTGTTTAAAAATAATATTTGATTTCAGATTTTTAGAGCCATGAAATCTAAAATATCCATCAAAATCATTTAGCTTTATTTCAAAAAGATCTAAAACACTCGTATTATCCAATAAAAATAGATTTGACATTTTAATATAATAAAGAATTAAAAATAAATTTACACTATTAACTAAAATACATATTTAAGAAAGGATGAGACAAAGACGCTGGAAATCTTAAAGATGAAGTCGCGTTAGTCATTTGTAAATCACTTGAGCTTTTCAATAAAACTTTCCTATTGTCATAACCTAACGATTCTAAAATAAGATTTCTATCTTGAGTCATTGAAGAAACATCTCTAGAAGTTCCATATAAATAATCAAATAGAAACATTCTTACTCCACCAGAACCTGGATTATTTCCAATTGAAATATTACAGTTTATATTATTAGAATAATTTATATCTGGTTTTATTAATATTTTTGTTGTATAATGCGTTAAACCATTTATTTTAGTAATTACATTTAAAATATTATAAGATGCATCTTGTTGATTTGAAGGTGGCAATTCTAAATAACTATACATTTCTACAAAAAATAAAGAAAAAGTATTTAAAGGAATATCTGAACCACCTTGATTTATTATAAAAGGAGTATTAGTTGCTGTTGGTGACGATAAAGAATTAGGCGTGTTGCATAAATTAAAAATTTTATTAGAAATAAATTCAGGTGGTGGATTAATATTATTTACTCCAGAGGGCGTTACGACACCAGACCTAAGAAAAGAGCTAAAATTATAAGGGAAGTTGTAATTATCTATATTAATAACATTTAAACCATTTCTTTGTTGAAAAGGAGAAATAAATTGATTAGACAATAATGGAGATAAAGAAAAAACGCCATAATTTTGTTCTGGTTGATTATTTTTTCCAGCTGTATAACTATTATTATATATAGGCAGAATACCACTATCCGAAAACGCTTGAAATTTATGAATTTGATTAGAATCTTTATATAAAGCTGTTGTTGTACTTGCATTCGCTAAAGCATAAACTAAAAAAGCGTAAGTTGGATTTTTTGGCACATTAAAAGAAAAATTAGATATGCCAATACTTTTTGTTGAGCTTGTTTTAAATCTAAAGTATAAACTTTTACTATCAAATGAATTCTTTCTTATGTTAAAATATATATTTGGTAAATTATTTGATGAGATAGATGTTTTTACTGTTAATTTTCCAGAGTCTCCATTCGATCCAATAGTTTCAATTTTTACTCCTTGAGAAAGAGCAGTTAAAGTTTGACCGTTTTCACTAATAGTTGTCGAACTAGCTAGTGGAACTTTAGTACTTGTTGCTTGATTAGATGTAGAATTATTATTTGATTGAGTCGTTTGATCAATTTTATATATATCTATCGTAGAAGTTATATTCTCATCAGATATAACAGCCTTATCCTCAGATAAATAATTTGTGTTTGCTATTTTATATTCTGGCATATTATGGATTTTTTAAATTAATGTAGTTTATTGTTTCTATTTTTGTTCCATTTATTGGAATTGGAAACCCCTTGTTAGTTTCATCAGTTAATAATAAACCTTTTCCTCCACCAATACCTGCGTAAAATACACTATCTAAATCTTTATATATATAATACTGTATAGTTCTTGTATTTGAACTATCAGAAGTATCGTTATATTTTACATCATCAAATTTAAATATAGGACCACCATTTGTTGCTGCCGAATAATTTGTTATATTTTTAACGTCAACCCCTTGACCACCATAACCATATAATCCTATATTTTCAAATTCTAATTCTAATCTAAATATACCGCCATCTCCTGTATTAAAAGCCATTTGTATATTATCTCTAGGTATAAAATTAATTACTCCTTTAGAAGTACTTGAAGCTTTATATGTTGCATTACCAATTGAATTATCAGTTGGAGAAAATTTTATATTTATTCCAGAGTATTTTCTAAAATCTGCTGAATTTCCATTTTGTTGATAAATATAATCGAATAAATCAAAATCTGTTTCAGCATTAGACAAATAATTTAAATATAACATACTTGGAGTTATTTTTAAATTTTCACCTGGACTTGGATGATTTCCACTATAAGTAATATCATCCAATATAGGATAATCATAATTATAACCTGTAGCATAAGCATACTCCCCTGTTCCACCCGTTACATTAACCGCTTGAATTCTAGCGTAATAATCTTGATTAAAAGATAAATTACTTTTTTTCAATGAATAAGTTTCATTATTAAAACCATCATAACCTCCATATAAAGGAAACCCACCATCTGAATTTTCTTTTACATATAAATAATCTATTGTAGGCGAAGTAAAAGATGAATTTGTGGATAATTCTAATTTAAAACCTGTAAAATAATCTAAATTATTAATACAAGACCAATAAAAAGTTAAACTAGGGCTTCTCGTAGTTGATAAAGCATCTATATTAGTATAATCTTTTACTGCGTAAAATTCTCCAAGTTTTTTAGGAATAGGAAATCCTGTTATTCTATTTCCAGTAACATTAATAATTAAATCAGAATCTGAATCACCCATGCTTGATTGAGAATTTATAGTTACAGCAGCGTATTCTGCACCTTGTGATCTATCGCTAGATAAATTAAAAGTTCTAAATGGAGAATGCAATATATAAAAAGACCCCGATTCATTACAATTGATTACTTTTGTTATTTGTTTTTGATTTGGATCTAAATAATCTAAAGTATCAGATATAAATATAGTATCGTATAATAAACCATCTACTGCTTTTGCAGGAGTCACAGAAGCGTCAAAAGTAGTACTAGATATATTTATTGTATATTGAACTGGAAAATTGCCACTGTTTTGAATTACAACTCCAGTATATCCACCAAACCCAGTTGGAACTTGACTTAAACTTACATCTGTTAAATATGTACTCATGAAGTAAAAGTTATTAAAGAATTAAAAAGCGTTGAACTAGAAAATTTATTATTAAATTGAATAAATTTTGCACTTATGCTATTGTTATCATAAAACTGATAAGTATGATTCCATTCAGGACAGTAAACTTGAATTGTTTTATTATATGGTTGAGGTAAAGTATAATTAAAAATTTTAAATCCCGCTTTATCATCTAAAAATTTTAAAATCGCCAAAGTCTCTTTATTTGATCGTTTTGAGAATTTAACTTCAAATTCTAAAACATTAGGATACTCACCATCTTTTCTATATTCTTTTGTAGAATTTTTAAAATCTACCGATTTAATTCTTATGTTTTCTTGAATATCATATTCAATATCTTGTTTGAAATAAAAATCTCTAGTAAAATAAGTATTTGCTCCAGTTGGACTATTTTGAGGCAACAATGGACCAGTAGAACCTTGGGCTACTCCTTTAGCTTGTCCTGTATAAAAATAATATCCTCTTTGAGAAAAATTATTTGATGGATAATAAAACACATCATTATAAGCAAATTCAAATGTAGTGTCTGTATATGTTTTTATATTTTTTTCATCTAATAGAACATACATTCCTTTATAATTTAAACAACTTTCATAAAAAGCTTCAGCTTCTATGTTTATTTTATTAATATCATTATAAGGAGTAGAATGGTTTATATTTAAAAAATAAGTTTCGCAATCTTGTTTGTAAGGCGTAAATAAATTTAAATCGACTCCTTTAAATCCCTCATAATCACTTTTGGCTTGCGATTGCGGCGTGTTTTCAAAATAAGTTATCAAAGCTTTTGCTTGTAAATCTGTCAAGCCATCATAAATAATATTAAATTTAGAATTTAATGTATTTATTCCATTAGTTACGTTTGTTTTATATCCATCACCAAACGTTAAAGGAGATAATTTCGCTGAAAAAGAAGCTGAACTTCCATAAGAAAGAAAAAATAAATCATTGATATCTCTAGTCCAATAACTATTTCCAGTATATGTTATTGGTGAATAATCAGACCCAGTTGGAACATTATTTTTTGCAAAATACAAACCTTCATTTTTAAAATACTTTTCAAATAAATATTTTTCATACTGATCAATTTGAGAAGTGTTTAAAGAGCCAGTGAAATGAATTATTTCATGATATCTTATACCAACATTATTAGGATTTGACCCTAAAGTTAATTCACCAGATTTCCAATAATCATTAAAAGATGAATATGTTCCTAATTCATATCCATTTTGTCTTATTTTTATAGTACTGGCAGAAGAATCTTGAATTAAAGTAATTATATTTTTATCATCATATACGCTAGAAACAGCATTAAATTGTTGATTATCTAATATAAATTTTGCTGAAAATAACTCATCTTTGCCATTTACTTTTAAAAATCCATAATTATCTCCAGTGCCAAATTTACAAATTGTTTGTTCAACTATGTTTGATGGAGTTAACACCTCAAAAGCTAATAATAAAATTCTAGAATTTGAATTAAATCCAGAACCACTTAAAACTTGTGAATCAGATAATGTTATATAAGATTGATCAAAATCAATATTTCCTCTGCTATTTACGTCAGAAGTTTCTGTAAATAAATTTCCACTTCCAGAAACATTATTAAGCCATCCTGTAACCCTAAAACTAGTGTCTGTTAAAAAATTATTTAAACTATCATTGCTAAACCAAGTTGTTAAACCCGTTATTCCAAAACCAGTATAATTAGGCATTACAGAAATACCTGTATTTAATTGATAATCTACGATATCATATAAAGAATATAAAGATGAACTATTATATTCAGATATATTTTTTATATTTAAACCTGATATTAAATAACTCATATTATATTAAAGATTTAGCCTCAGTTATTTGTTGGAAAATATTAGCAGAAGTTAATAAATAACCACCTTCACTTATATCATATTTTTGATTATTCATTACTCCACTAACATAAAAAGTTTGCAATGTAGTATTATATAAATCTTTCAAAGTTAAAGTTGTAGTTACTATTTTTCCATCTATATCTATAGAATCACCCAAATCATTTGAAGATAAACTTATTTCAGCTTTTTTATTTAACTTCGCAACTCTAAAAGGAACTATTTCATCAACTTTAAAAAATGCTGGTCTATCGCAACTAGAATTATAAGAAAAGTTTACGATACTTTCAACACCATCTAAATCAGTATTAGTCATAAATGATCTGTAAGCATTAGCGATATATTGAGGAGACACTTTATTATTTCTTTGCGATACTGTCTGTTCTTGTAAATTTTGTATTGATAATCGTCCATACCAATCAAATTCAACTGATAATATAATTGGTTGAAATGGCTCTACTGAAAAACTTAAAGATTTAGCATATAAATTATCTATTTGAACACCACCAAACAAACCTGTTATTTTGTCAGAATTTATTCCAGTAATGTCTAAAAAACTTGGCAAAGATCCAGTTAAATAAAAATCAGCAGACAAAGATCCCACCAATGATCCCTGTGGAGCATAATCAAGCAAAGTACCATCGCTTACTAACACTGGATCAACAGACGCATTTATTGATAAACCCACTTTGTTGGCATAAAAATTCTGAGAATTTAATTTAAAATCAAGGTTTTGATAATTTATAAATTTAGCCATATCAAGTCACTGTAAAAGAAACTGTTGACATAACTGTATAATTTTTAGCGGTAGTTAAACCTGGATTTGCAGCATCAAAATTTTGACATATTCTATATTGTAATAACTGTCCACTAGCAAAAGCGGTTGTATTAGTGAACTGAGTTCTATTTAAAGTTATTAATTGATTTCTACTTATAGCTGGAAAATCCATATAACCTATTGCACCACTTATTGTTGTTAGATTAGTGGAGCATGGCAAAAATGATGTTTGACCAGTAATTCCTAAAGGCGCATTAGCGACTTGAGTTATAGCAGCTATTTCAAATCTTCCTTCTTGATATGACGCAAGATTATCTGAACTTATTATTTGAATTTTTTCTATTCTACCTGCATAAGGAGTTATTCCAAATGGACATAAAATTTCATTATGACCACTAGGACTTGGGCTTGATGATTCAGAAAATGGATCAAAATAAATATTGTTACCAGTTAATCTAGTTTTGAAAACTTGAACAAATTTTCCTTTGGTATAGTTTCCGCTTGTAGTTATTCCTCCTTTTATATCCAAATCACCATCTTGATCTAAATAAGCTTTTATAGCAGATGTGCTTGTACCTCCACCTAAAGAAAAAGCAAAAACATTATCTAAAGTTGGACCAGTAGTATTTAATAGACCAATTGACCATGTTATTGCTTGACTGCTTGCAGTTCCAGTAGCAAAAGCCTGAAATGCAGTTCTAACTGGACCGCTTGAATAACTATTTAAAATAGTACTTCTACAAGTATCCGTTACTGAACATTCGAAAATATTAGATTCGGCAGTTGTAGAAACTACATGTAATTTTCCAATTGGCGATGTTGTTCCTATTCCTAATTTTCTATTAGCTAAATCATAAACTAAATTATTTGTAGACAAAGAATTTGTTGGACCTATTTGAAAATTTGTATTATATACTCCAATATATCCAGTTCTAGCGGTATTTTCAAAAGATAAGCTAGTCGTTGCTGATGTAGTATTTCCATATCTTCCTAACTG